CTATTGCGCAGGCAAAATTTTTAACGGCCCAGGCTGACCAGATGGGAGCGATTGCAGGGACAGCAAAAACCACAGAGGCACAGAGGCACAGAGGCACAAAGGCACAAAGGCACAGAGACACAGAGGCACGGGAATGTTCCTGCGGCAAGACGCATTACGCAGAACGCGGTACCTGCCTACCGGACAGGCAGGCGCAGTACGTTAATAAAGAACTCCAGCGTCCCGCGGCGTGGCCTGAATTAGATAAGGTTGAAAACGATTATGAGACAACGCTGAAAGATAAATGGGAAGAATTACAGAACCAAATATTTTTGATTTTGGGATTTAGCCACAAGACCAATACAGACTTTAAAGAGTCAGTGAAAGTCAGTGGCAAAAAAGAAGAAGCTTTTACTTTCACAGAAGTGCAGCGCGCTCAAATTATGCAGGCATATAAAGACTGGCTCGGCGCATTTGATATTGATGATGAGAATTCAGCGATTAGATGGTATTACGGACAATCTTACAGTCTTGGTCTGATTCAGGCAGCGAGCCTCATCGGCAAAGACAGACCGATTCTTGACATCATAAAAAACAAAGAAATATTTGATGAACTTTGTAAAAATGGTTTTAAACTTGTCAAAGATAATGCTGAACTTGAGATTGACAAAATTCAGAAGTTAATGGAATCGCATGTAATTGCCGGTTCTAACCCTGTGCAAGTAGCGGATATTCTCAGAAGAGAATTTAAAAATAAGGATTACGACTGGGAGCGCCTGGCCCGTTCTGAGATGTCTATGGCTGCAGAAAGGGCCAAGCTCGATGAATGGGCTGAATGGGACGTAAAGAGAGTTGAATTTAAGCCGGCGCCTGATGCATGTCCTATTTGTCTTGCAGTAGCAGGAGATTATGACATCGGAGTATGTCCGGTACCTATTGAAGATACGCATCCTCGTTGCAGATGCTCTATCCGGGTTTCTCAATCCGAAACATAGAATGAAGAAAAAAAATATCAGCCGCAGATTTACACAGATAAAAAAATATTTCTCTTTTTTAAAAAAGGGTTTTTGTCTGTTGTTTCTGTGTTCATCTGCGAAAATCTGTGGCTAAAAAATTTCTCTGCCAGAACATGAAACAAATTTCTGTTATAAGTAGTGCATGATGTCAGAAAACAAAGGTAGAAATTTCAAAATCATGACACTTCGGGATAATCGGGTATCGAGTTCCTTTTTTTCTGGATTCCCGCCTTCGCGGGAATGACAAAAATATTATAGGAGATTTTATGCCAAGCAAGGACCTGAACATAAAAGATGCGCAGATTAAGATTGCAGAGATGACTTCGGCAGAAGAAATTAATGCTTTTATCGTTGGTGATGAGCGGAAAACTGTGCTTGACGCCGCCGAGACAAAAATAAAAGAGCTTAAAGGACTGAAGCAGGGCGAGCAGGCAGACGCTATTACAAAAGACTCCCATGATTTTAAGGAAGGCATACAGAAAACAAAATCATTTGTCACCTGTGAGGACGTGATTGAAAAGATGCGGAAAGAGGGCAGGAAGATATGATATTGACACGCAAACAACTCCTTGAAAAAATTTCAAAAGAAAAACATGCCGGCACTTTTAAAGGCTTTGAACATACAAAACAACTCGACATCAAAGCTATAAGCGGTGTTGAGATTAATCTTGATATCCTCGCGCAGATAAACAAGTACACCCTCGAACCGCATACAGCCGAACAGCTTTACGTCAGAAAATTCTTACTTGCTCACAATGCGGTGGACCGCGACCGTGAGCGTTTTCCCGAAGTCCTACTTGATGATTTCGCCGCTACCATTCCCGCTAAATCTCAACTGGTCGGCCACAGTCGTGGCGGTCCGGGCAAAGGTCTTTTTTTCAATGCAATCACAGAGGAGATGACACCTGAACAATTTAAGGCTCTTACTAATGAGGATCCCCGTCTGCCTGAAAACCAAAAAACTGTCAAAGTCCTCTGGACATGGATGTATATGCTCCATTATGAGTTGGACGAAACAAATAAAGAGACGATTCTAAATATCAATGCCGGAATTTACCGGCATGTTTCAATCGGCTTTAGGGCATCAGACCTTGTGGCGATAAAAGGGCAATATGACCAAATTCTTTATTGGGAATACGTGGCGCCAGGCGAGGCTCTTGAGGGTTCTCTTGTGTGGCTTGGAGCGCAGCCCGGAGCCACAGCTCAGAAATCCGCAGATGATAATGTGTTGTGTTTGAATTGTAATAAATTTTTTGATTATTCAAAACAGTCTGAAATAGCAATGGGAGCTGTTAAATGTTCTGAATGTTCTGCAGTAGTTAATCAAGAAGGAGAAGTGCTGGAAAATACAAACAATTCTAAAAAAGGAGGGAAGGATATGGACAAACTTCTCAAGTCGTTAATGAAGTTGTTTCCGGGCAAGTCCTTTACGGAGGATGGCATCGGAGACGAAATCAAGGCAGCCCTTGACGAGCACGTTAAGGCAGAATCGCAAAAGGCAGTGGATACTGCATCCGCTCCGCTTAATCAGAAGATTGCTGAGCTTACGCCCCTTGCAGCAGACGGCAAGGCATACAGGGATAACATGGTGAATAACTATGTTGCCCTGAAAGCAAAACTTGAAGAGGCAAGCGAGAAACCCGAGGACCAGAAGGCGCTCAGGGAAGTTGTGGAGAAATACCCGGTGGACTTCCTTAAATCCGAATGCGCTTATCTGCAGAAAAGGGTTGAGGAAAAGTTCCCTGCAAAGCCTCAGACTGAAGGCGATGACCGCAGGGATAAATCCGCTGGCGGAGCTGATAAAAATCAGCTGATTCCAGAAGAGGAAAAGGAGGGCAAATAGATGGCAACAGGAACTGTAAGAGACAGTTTGCAAAATGTAAGGACGCTTAAATTGGCGCACAGCGCTGCTGTAACCGCAGGCGATGTAATTGTCAGCAACGGCCAGGTTCTGGTGGCAATCAATACTGCATTAATCAATGCAGATAATGCATACGTATTTCGCGGTAAAACTGAATTCCCAAAAGAAGCCAATCTTGCAGTTAACGTAGGCGATGTTTGTTACTGGGTTGCAGCATCCGGGAATATAAATAAAACATCCAGTGGTAATACCAAAGCAGGCATCTGCGTGGAAGCAGCCGCAGCAGCTGATGAAATTGTACTGGTAATGCTTGATGAAAACAAATAAAGAACGTACCGAGTACAGCGTTAACGCATTACGCAGTACGCTGTACGCAGTACGAAAACAAGGAGGGATGAAAAACAATGAAATCGCTAAGAAGGAAAAGAAATAAGAAAATCCAGACAATGGCTGTCTGGGGGCTGCTCGTTGTAGCGGTCTTCTTTGTTGTAGGGCTGGTGGGCATCGGCGCACAGAGTCCAGAGGCTGCAATAACCTTTGCCGGAATGCCGATGGTGTTAGGCATGGTCTATGGCCAAAAAATCTTCAACTGGAAAAAAATTCATGAGATCAAAACCCTTGAAGAGAAAAAAGAAAAGATTATTTTTGCCGCTGACCATTTTATGCAAAAAGTCAATGCAATGCCCGTTACAGGCTCAAAGGTTATAGGCCCTGACGCCAATTTAATGGCTGCGGTGCCGGTTGTACTCGTTATGTCAGATACAATCAAAACACCTGACAGGGGTTATGAAATGCTTTTTGATGAGGTGGACATGAGGACGTCAAATAACGATACTTTTGAAGTTCTTGACATCTCTGGCGGAGTGACATTTTTTCAGCAGATTGCAGGCGAAGGGGTTAAGATGTCAAAAATACCATCTTCGGCAAAAACTCTTGTGAGTTATTTGAGATTCAGCGGCGGGCTGAACATCCTTGACGACTGGATCAGGTTTAATAAGTTTTACCTGATTGATAGACTTTTTGGCGACACCATCAAAAAATGGTGGACCAAGAAAGCCACTATTTTCTATGGGCTGCTTACTGCCCTTAGCTCAGCTATCAATGAGGCGTTTGCCACTGATGATGTGACTACCATCAATAATGCCTGCTCCACAATCCTGACCAATCTTGAAGCAGCAGGGTATGATGTTGATGAAAACGCCCAGTTTGTTATTACCTGTAATCCTAAGCTCAGAGGTAGGATATTTAAGGCAATCGCTGCAACCTTTGTGCAACCGAACGCTAATAATAACCAGATTGTTTACAACATTTCGGCTGTTGTGAGCACCACAAAAATTGCGAATACGTCTTACTATGTCTCTCTTCCAGGAGTGAAAAACCAGAGAGGCGAATGGGAAGACCTTAATGCGCGGCCTGCACAGCGCGATGAAAGACTTCTCGGCGCTGCCCATATCTGGACAGGTTCGTATAATGGCATAATTGGCGAGGCAAAACAGCACAGAAGGTGCGCGCTATCATAAAAAGGAAGGCATAAGGCACAAAGGCATAAGGCACAAAGTAGTCGGTTACTCTGTGCCTTCCTTCTGTCTTTTGTTTGCCTTAGCGCCTTGTTAAAAAGCCTATGCCAAAGACAACGCCTGAAGACATAATAAACCTCGGCTTTACATCTCCAATGTTTAAACAGGCTACTGATGAGATTTTTAAACAGTTTATTGGTTTTGTAATTTCAGAGCAGGCGCCGCTGCTTGAAGGCAGACTCGGCGCTACTGCATACAACTCCCTTTCATCGCCAACAAAAAATTATGTCAAACGCGCAGAGCTTTGCCTTGCCGCCGCAGAGCTTGTACAGAGGAGAATTAACATAATCCTTGGCAATGTTGTCGGCGCCGGGCATGAGATTGATGTGTCGCATGAAGGAGCGCAGAAAAAGGTGTATCTTGACGAGGCAAATGCCCTAATTGAAAAGATTACCGCAGGCATTACATCAGACAGCGCTGATTTTGCATCAGGGGTATTGGTGACAAATCATTTTGTTCCTTCGACTGACACAGAATGACATTAAACAAGAAAAAGACAAGAGACGAGAGGCAGACATTAGACTAAAATCTGGAGTCTGAAGTCTGAAGTCTATAGTCTGAGACTGATTTAAAATGCTTGATATACAGGTAAAAATTGAAGGCGACAAGGTTATTATTGAAGGTCTTGGCAAAATTGCGCAGGAGCTTCCCGGCGCAATTACAAAAGGGCTTACACGCTCGGCAAAAGGTATTTATAATGATGCCTTTCTTTATCTCTCTGGTCCCGGCGCTAAGGGTATTTCAAAGGAGGTTACAAGTAAAAAGACCGGCAAAAAATATCTTAAATGGAATAAACAATTTATCCCCGCAGGCGGTTATCCAGTGCCTGTCAGGACAGGACATTTGCGGAGAATGCTTGACTGGCTCAAGCCAG